TGCCACCTTCAGGCTTCACGTAGTTATCCTCTTTAAGGCTAATCAGCGCCCCGCCTGCGGTTTCCTTGGTCCATGCTGCGAGTTTAACCGTCTCGCCTGCGGCATAAGACCGATCCAGTTTCAATTCTCCGCGCCAGTCTGGGCCTGCGCCCTTCTTAAAGCGGTTGGTCAGCAAAACACCTGTGCCTGGCTGTCGTTCACGTTTTTCGTAATCACTCATCTTGATACCTTTCTGATTTCAACGTTTTGGTTCTGAAGAACCCCTGATATTCGGGATACTCGTGCATGAAGAGACGTGCATAGTAGGCAATAAAGTCATTACTGATTTTGAAGTCATCGCCCTTTGTCTCGATGCTGGTTTCCCACCTGATGCGATTGACAATGAGCCAGGCAGATAACTTCTTGTGCCCCCTGTTAATCGCTTGCATGGTGAACCGCTTGAATAAGTCATAAACATGCGGGTTCTCCTTATGCCATGCCCACCACTTGCGCTTTGTGTCCATCGCGCAATCACTCCGATTCCTTCCGCAATTCCAAGGCTAGGCGCTGCTTGACCTTCCCAATGCCGTCAGAGAGCAACATGTAAGACGCCTTAGACTCATGACGGATCGTTTCGATAATGAATGAGTTGGCCTCTTCGAGTTGATCCAGGCGGCTCATCTTGTCGCTGATCGAAAACTTCTTGCTGTTCTCAATCTTGTCCACCATGTCGAGAAAGCCTGCCACCCAGTCATCATTGGTTGCGTAGTGTGCGTAGGCTTCTTTGGCTCCGGGCACCATAAACACAATGCCCTGGTTGACCTGCTCAATTGGCTTTACCTCTTCGGTCAGAACCATGGGCATGACCCTGGCTTCTGGAATCGTCTCTACTTCTGTCTCATCCATCATGCCCAGGCCACAATGCGCTAGGACTGCTCTCCTGATTGCTTTTGTAGTCGCTTTAAGGATCGCATTAGCCAGTGCGTCACCTCTGGCGTTACCAACGGAGACTGCGCCTTGATTCTCCGAAACTCTGCCATCAGACGCAGTAACTCGTACCGAGACAACGTAAATGTCATCAATTCGTTCCCGATGCGTAATTTGAGTTGACAGTTTATGAATTGAACAGAGTTGCTGAGTGGCTCCTGCGTTGGCATACAGAATCTCCTTGCCGTTTAACTTCAGTAGATCAAAGGGTTTGGCAGCAGGGTCCAGGCCCACTTGCTTACAGCGGAACAGGTAATACTCCTTCTTCTGCCCCTCGTTCAATCCAGACAAGTCACCTCGAAGAACGATGGACTCCTGAATCTTTGGGTCCAACACTTGGCGTGGCTCAATCTGCCCTGGTGCAATGCCCTGCATGGCATCACTTAAACTGCGTACGTTTTTCATAATCTTTCCTCATTTGGTAATACTGTTGACCGTCTCTGCCAAACCATAGACCGGCGCACGTGAACTCAAAGTCATCACTGACCGGGTTCATCTTCAGTGCGTCTTTACGTCCTTGGTCATAGGCCATGGCAAAGACCTCTTGAGTTGGCACTGCCGTCCACCAGATAAAGAAGACGGCAGCACTCGCGCCAGCAAGCGTGCTAACTAGGTACTTCATTTGACTAGGAAGCGGCGTGAGCCAGGCTGCTCAACAATAAACTGCTTGTAAATGTCAGGCATAGCCTTCTCGAACAATTCGGCAGAAAACTTCTTGCTCGACTTGGCTGTTTTCCAGGTGCAAAGCACGTCACCATCAACAGAAACCAACTCGGCGGCCTCCATCATGTAGCCTTGCAACTGCTTCAGCCAGGCTGCCTCTTTCGTCTCTAAGTCTTTAATCTGCGCCTTGATAGCCTTTAACTGCATGGCTGCATGCTCTAGGCTTTGAGTGGCAATGAGTTTGTTGCCATCGTCCTGGCGGTAAACCAGTTTGGCAGCGTCTCCCATCGTCTCAGGATCGAATGAACGTGCCTGGATACGGCCCCAGAACTCCGCCATCTCTCGAATGTGCAGGTCCATCAGGTCAGCAGAGAAAGTCTGCGGAAACCCGCATATTTCCTGGCCTCCAAAGCAGACAACCAAAACGACGTTCTCAATCTGGTGGACAGTCGCTTCATGCAAGCACTGCACTCGGTAGCCCAGGTCAATGGTGGACTCCCCATTGTCACCGTACTTCTTGCGCTGGTGGGCACCAAGGTTCTTCACCTCATAGAGTGTCTTGCCATCCTCTGAGATATAGTCGAAATGGCTTGCCATCCACTTCTCTTTCGGATGGTACAGGGCATAGTCAGCATCCTTAAATGCAATCTGGTTGCGCCTGGCATACTCCCTCATGATCGGCTCTTGCATGACAAGGCCCATCTGCACTACTTCCTTGTCGCTCAAGTCATCAAGTGGCTTGGCACCAATCTTCTCGGCGTAAACCTCGCCGCCTTTGCCTTCAACAAACCGGCGTGCATCGCCGGACCATAGTGCCGCATTACGGACTTCGGGAGAAAAGTCACTCATCTGAGCCTCCAATCATCATGGGAATGTGGTCGCTATCGCGCTCGGCGTAGAGAGTGAAAGTCACCGTCCTGCCATCTGCTTCGGTCACGTGGATAGCACGCCAGACGGTGGACCCGCTGCGCACTATGTCATCAATCACGACGTGCTTAACGTCATGTATGTCAATACCTATACTCATATCAGCCCCTCATAAAGTTAGAAAGTTGTCTCGATCTTTACAGTCACCTTCACCACCTTGGCGGATCGAATGCGCCAAAATTCATTGTCATCAAGCCAGGCCTGCGCTCTCTTCCTCGTCTTGAACAGCAGCACCTTCAGGTCATCATCGCTGTACGTGTGGCGTACAAACGTGTCATTCCTGGTCTGAATTGCCCATAGGTTTACTCTCAGCATCACTCAGTCTCCGCCATCTCATAGGACAGGCGTGCATTGCGTAACATGATTACGCTTGCAGTGAGTAACTTGATGGAACGCCTAGCCTTGTCAATTGCCTCTTGCAACTCGGCTTCTTTGGCGCGAATGTCATCGACTACTTTGTAGTCGTAGATCACTTGATCGTTCATGTTAACCCCCTCATAAGTTAGGACCGGATAGAACTACAACGCAATACTCGTACAACACAATACATTTGTCAACAGACTACAACAATAAATTTTTCTATCGACTCTGGACAACCGATAGCCTGTGGATAAGTCTGTGGATAACTTTTGGGGAACTTGGGATGGGGACCATATATCTATAGGTAGTCTATATCCTATAGGTCTATACGGTTTCTTGTACCGTATAGAAAACATATATCAATAAAAAAAACAATGATAGATGACCTATAGATATAGGGCTGTGGATAACTCCAAACCTATTATTTTTTTTCAACCGACGTTTGAGAACCCTCGATAGGCTGGACTTATTATTTTTTTCCGACCATGCTTTTAGATGCCGCGCGTCCTACAAGTCTTATATATAAAGGGTAGGGCGCCAAATAAGACCGGGCTGCTGAACGCCCAGGGATCGGGTGCCAGGGTAGAGTGCCCAGGGAAGCCCTTAAAAGGGCGCCCAGGCCCTCGCCTGGGGGTAGCCTAGGGGGTAGCCTAGGGCGTAAAAAAAGGGCGCCTATAGCGCCCCTTTTAATCGGTCCGGGTTTCCCTAGAATCCCGCCATGGTCCCCAGGGCCATTAAAAGCCAGAGAAAGCCATAAAAGCCCAGGGAACCCAGGACCAGGGCAAGCCAGAAAACCAGGCCGCCTTCGTTCAAGTGATCGTCTAGCGTTTTTTTGCGTCTCATGCTTCCCCCCTTAGTACGTTTTCAATCAGTCCCAGGTCATGATCCGTCATGCATTCCACGGCGGCGGCGATAACCTGGCGCTCGTTTTCCTGGGCGGCGGCCTGCCCGGTAGCGTTCCCGTTTAATTGCTCTTCCCAGGACCGCTTGCTCGCCCGGTGTATCTGCCCCAGGCATATAGCAGGCATGCGCATTAAATAGGCCGCCAGGATTTCGGCATGGTCATGGTTTGTCATGCTTCGCCCCCCTTCGCCAAGTCAATAAACCAGGATTCCGGGATCGGGCGATCAGGCCGCCAGGCGCTTCCATTGTGTTCGAACGTTACCGGGCCAATGGTGAACGTGCGCCCGATAGACCAGGGAAGCGCTAGGGTAAAAGTCTTACCCTGGGCGCTTATGACCATTTTCCGGCATGGCGTAGCCTTAACAGTGCGCCGTCTCATGCTGTGGCCCCTTCCGTCTCGTTCCAGGCCTTTTGAAGCGCCCGGTTTGCGCTGTGGTAGTTAGCATCTTCTAGGGCATGCGTTAACGTCTCAAAGCATGCGCGCCCGTTCCACTTAAAGTGCCGGGCCAGGATAACGCCTAGCACTTCCTGGTCTGTTACCTGGTCCCAATATTTCGGATCGAATGACTCGCGCCTGGTTTGCTCGATCAATTCCGGGAGAATTAAGTCAATCATAAAAAGCCCCTTTTCGTTAGGTTAGGAATCGGCACAATGCGTGCCCCAGGGCGCCCGGTAGAGCCAGGCGCCCCAGGTCAGGCACTATGCCGCTAACGCTTCCCCTTCGCCTTCGCCTTCCACGGCCTGGGCCTTAGTCAGCCAATCCATGGCGGCCTGGGCTTTACCGGCGGCGCTTAGAATGAATTTTTTATCGTTCCGGAGTGCCTTCAGCCATGACTCGATATAGGCCGCATGGCGTAAATCCCCGTTTATGCCGGTATGGGCACAAAGCATGGCGGCGCCCAATTCCGCGACTAATTCCTCATAGGCGTATTCTTCGGAACCGAAACGCGCCGGGGTTAGGCGCTTGAGCCGGGAATCGTGCCCGGTTGCATGCACGCATTCGTGGAGCAATGTCGCGTGATAGTGCGCGGCGTCAGTGAATGCCGCCATGGGGGGCATAACGATAGCGTCAGTGCTAGGCCTAAAGTAGGCCTGATCTCCGGCATGCGTCAGGCCGCCTTTTAGGTCCAGGCGATCCACTAGCGCCATAACGCCAGGCACGGCGTCAAAATCGGCGGCGGGCGTCTCAGGCATGGGGGGTAGTTCCAGGCCTTCGCATTGCTCCACGTTAAAAACCCAGTAAGACTTAACGAAAGCATAGGCGCTTGTTACCGTCTCGCCGTTATCGCCCTGGGTTTCCTTCCGGTGAACGTTCCAGTAAACAACCGGCGTGCCCTTCTGCCCGGCCTTAACCGTGCCGCCTAGGGCCTGGGCTTGCTTATAGGTTACGAACCAGGGAAGCGCCCAGGGTTGCATGCCAAGCCAAAAATGATTCACGCCCCGGTACTGGGTGCCGCTCGCCGGGTTGTAAGGCATACCGGCCCCCGGCGCTTGCTTCAGAGTACGCCAGGGCTTAACCCAGGGCGCCGCGCCCTTTTCGAGTTCCGCGATGATCGAGTCCGTGATTTGCTGTGCAATGTCTAGTGCCATGGTGTACCCCTTAGTTAGTTAGGAACCTATAGGATACACAAGTTAAGGGAGCCGTTCCCCATCTATATATATATTTTTTTTTATAGGTATACGTTTTCTCATAGATATAGACTATAGGTAAGGCGAGCATGGGCGAATGCGTGGGGATTGCCTATTCTCCCGCGCCGGTCAATCTATAGAGCCTGGCGCCTGGGGTCAGGGCCATGTCATCCAGGGGAAATATCTCCCTGGTCATCACTGGGCGCCCAGGCGGTCATGGCTTGCATGGGGTCATGACCTAAGGGCCAGGGATGCATCACGCCTGCTAGCGCCTGCCATGGCCTGATCTATAGCCATTGGCGCGTCAGTGTCAGGGCATAGACCGGGTTGGTTGGACCACGAAGGGCCACGCCCCCTCGCTTTTGCGCGCCCCATTTCGCTCCCCGCCCCAAGGAATTTTTCGTTTTTCCGGATATGCTTGTGGTGAGGACTGAGCGCGGATAAGGCATAGATGGCGTCTGGCGGTACTACGCTGGATAACTTGCAAGGCCATGACTAGCCCCGGCAGTCCTCCCCTCCTGCATTGCCAAGCCCCAAGGAAAAATCCGTTTTTCCAGATTCGTGTGTTAATCTCTATGCACTTATGGAAAGGAGTACGTATGTACAAGATAGATAAAGGTGTAGCGTTACCGAAGGAGAAGGTGAAGCACAATTACCCGCATGAGCAGTTGCAGGTGGGTGAGAGTTTCTTAGTGCCTGGTGGCAACATGAATGTGCTGTGTAATTACAACCGTATTAAGGGTAAGAAGTTAGACCGCCAGTTTGTGTGTAGGAAAGAAGGGGATGGGATACGTGTATGGCGAGTGCGGTGATAAGTACGCCAGAGCAACTGGCAGCAGATGATGCGAAGAAGAGGTACATGGAACACGTGTATGGGATGACGCATGCTCAGTTGTTTAATGAGTTGATGCGTGTACATGGGGAGAGTGCCAAGATGATTACGGAGTTACAGGCCAAGGTGGATGAGTTGCAAGCCAAGGCAGAAGATGGGCAATCCTAACGATGAGGCTGATGGGGGTATTGATCCCAGGCTCAGATGTTTCTCATGTGGGGAAGTGCATGAGAGGGCCAGGATCGTTACGACGGTTGATGGCAGGGAGATGGGGAATTATCAGGACGAGTGGCGCAGGTATCACGAAGCCATGTGGGTCTTGAAGAAGTTTAGGACGAAGAAGACAAGGCAGGGGTATCTGAGCCGCATTGCCGAGATACGGGGAGAGCGTGCCATGCACGAACTCAGGGCTGAAATGATGCTGTTATGGACTTGGAAAAAGGAGAATCAAAAATGAATGAACTGGACCCTTGGAAACATCGTTCGAGTGGCATGCGATGCAAAACTTGCATGTGGTTTGTTCCAAAGCAGACTGTTAGGCAAGGAACTATTAGTGAGGCTGAACCGGTTTACCACCTGGGAAGGTGCCGAAGACACGCTCCAACCATAAATGGGTATCCAGTGGTGTTTGTAAACGACTGGTGCGGCGATCATAAACTTGATGAAAACAAAGCCGGTCTATGAATCCTGGCTTACTGACAAGTTTGATCTGGTGGCTTTGCGAAAAACTGAATCATCCGTTTTCGCGCAGGGGTTGGATATTTAATGGCATGTACCACCGTGACTGCCGCTGGTGTAAGCGCATTGTGAGTGAATCAGTAAGGGGCGAGAAATGAGCATAGAGGCAATGAAGGAGGCGGTGGCGGCCTTTGACCGAATCATTGATGGCTGCAACGGCATCGACGAAGAGGACACCCACCCAGAGGCAAAAAAGGTGGCTAGGCTGGTCAGGAAGGATTGCTTGCGCGCCCTGGAAGCACTCTGCCAGGCGATTGCAAAGGCAAAAAAGCAAGAGCCTGATGACGACATTTACGACGTTTGGAAAGAGAAGAACGCGTGAGGTCTGTGGCTGTGGTCACTGCGACGACCGGTAGGCCCGAGTTGGAGCAGACGATTGAATCTGTGGCTGCCCAGACGTACCCGTGTAAGCACTACGTATTCTTTGACGGGGTAGAACCACGTCCCCTGCCAAACCAGGTTTTGACTGTGAACCTACCCGTAAAGACTGGTGGGGATGGTGTTCTAAATCACGGAATCGTGGCTGCCTCTGCTTACCTGGTGCAGGAAGACTTGATCTGTTGGGTGGATGACGACAACTGGCTGGAACCCGAGCATGTGGAAAGCCTGGTCGAAGCCATAGGCGAGAACATGTGGGCGCATAGCCTGAGAAAACTGGTCAATGCCGATGGCACGTTTTGGGATTACGACGATGGGGAGTCCCTGGGCGTGTGGACCGGCTTTGTAGACCTGAATTGCTACATGATGGACAGAAAGCGCCTAGCCGTGCGCATAGCGCCTTCTTGGTACACCATGGGTAGTGGTGGGGTGATGGTGGGTGATCGGGCGGTCTATGCCTCGATTAAGGGCTTACCTGGCCCTTGCAGTGGGGTGTACAGCGTGAACTACAGGCTTAACTCTCGGGTGGACCTGCGTGGGTTTTTTACCCAGGCCAATAACGCCATGAGGCAGAAGTTTCCAAACCAATTACCGTGGAGAAAAGCATGAGTTACGCCTTTAGTTTTGACTGGTTTACCCACAATGCAAACAACTTTCTGGCAGTCAAGAACGTCTTACCTGCCAAACAAAACATGCTTGAGATTGGATCGTTCGAGGGCAGGTCCATGGTATGGATTGCCAAGAACATGCTCGAAGACGGTGGCACCCTGGTCTGCATTGATACTTGGTTAGGCGGTGTAGAGCATCGCACCGTGGGCATGGACCTAAACGTGATCGAAGAGAGGTTTGACCACAACCTAGAATTGCTGGCAATCGAAGAGCCAAACAAAAAGGTGGTCAAAAAGAAGGGGCGCTCGGCCCAAATGGTGGCTAGTCTTATTGACTCGCCCAAGTTTGATCTGATCTACGTGGACGGCAGCCATGAGGCTGCGGATTGTTTGAGTGATGCCGTCATGTGTTGGGAAGTGCTAAAGCCCGGTGGCGTGATGATCTTTGATGACTATGGCTGGAATGACAGGCCGGTAGGACCGTTTCACCCCAAGCCTGCGGTGGATGCGTTTATCAACTTCTTCCACAAAGACTTGACCGTGTTGTACATGAACTACCAGGTTGCGGTGCAAAAGAAACCATGAACTTTGACCGCGCCAAGTTTTACCACTTCTGCAAGCACCTAAAGATTGAAACCAAAGAGCAGGGCATGCGTGTCCTGGGCGATCAGTTGCTTGGCACCCAGACGTACGTCATGGATGAAGTGGCCCGAGGCTTGGCTGAAGACAAACACTTCTTTGTGGTTCTCAAAGGCCGTCAGTTAGGTATAACCACCATCAGCCTGGCGCTTGATCTGTACTGGCACTTTGTCCACCCCGGCATGCAGGGCACCTTAACAACGGATACAGAAGAGAATCGTGAGCAGTTTAGAAGCACCCTTCAAATGTACATGGACGGATTGCCCAAGGAATACAAAATCCCCCTCATGTCCCACAACCGCAACCAAATGGTTCTCAAGAACCGATCACGCCTGTTCTATCAGGTTGCAGGTATCCGAGCGAAAGGTGGCCTTGGGCGCGGAAAAGGAATTACGTTTCTGCACGGTACTGAGACATCTTCTTGGGGTGACGAGGAAGGACTGGCTTCCCTCCTTGCCTCCCTTGCCGAACAAAACCCCCTGCGCTACTACATGTTCGAGTCCACCGCCCGAGGTTTCAACATGTTCCACGACATGTGGGTAACAGCCAAACGCGCCAGGACACAGAAGGCCATTTTCGTTGGCTGGTGGCGCAACCAGTTTTACTCTGCTGACCCAAACAGCGACATATACAAGGTCTACTGGGACGGGAAACTCAACCCGGAAGAGAAAGAGTGGACCAAAGACATAAAGAAAATCTACAACTACGAAGTCAATAGCAGACAGATTGCCTGGTGGCGCTGGAAACTGCACGAAGGCCTTAAAGACGAAGGCCTGATGTACCAGGAATTCCCGCCGACAGAGGATTACGCCTTTGTCATGACCGGAACCTCCTTTTTCAGCACCGCCCGATGCACCGATGCGATGAAGTCTGCCAAGAAAGAGGCGTTTATCTCCTATCGCTTCTCCATGGGGGCCAATTTCCAGGACACGCAACTGCTGCAAAGCACTGAACGCCTGGCAACACTGAAAATCTGGGAAGAACCCGTCTCCACTGCCTACTATGTGATCGGTGCAGACCCCGCCTACGGCTCAAGTGACTGGGCAGACCGCTTTTGCATCCAAGTTTTTCGCTGTTACGCCGACGGAATGGACCAGGTGGCTGAATTTGCCACTTCCGAACTCAATACCTTCCAATTTGCCTGGGTGATTTGCTATCTGGCGGGTGCCTACACGAATTCCACGCTGAACCTGGAAGTCAACGGGCCGGGCCAGGCCGTAATCCAGGAAATGCGCAACCTAAAGCGCCAAGCCACGGCTTTGCCGGGCAATGAGGGCCGAGAACTGACCAATGTGCTGTCAAACATGCAGCACTACCTCTGGCGGCGCAACGATTCCTTTGGAATCTCGAACTCCATCGGGTGGGTTACGACGCATAGCAGCAAAGAACGCATGCTCAATTACTTCAAAGACTATTTTGAGCGCGGCATGCTCAACGTCTACAGCACGGAGTGCATCGACGAGATGAAGGGCATTGTGCGGGACCAGGGCACGATTGCCGCCATGGGCCGCGCCAAAGATGATCGAGTCATGGCAGCAGCCCTGGCAACCGCCGCTTTTGCCGAACAACTACAACCCAGGCTGATCCAAATGCGATTGACGCGGGAAAAGAAGGTGATTCAAGATGATGAGGCCGAAAACGGAGGCCAAGCACAGGTCGGGAAGCAGGTTTCTAACTACTTACGCGCACTGGGGTTCCAATGATCGACGT